CGTCATAGCTTGTCTGACTCTCATGCTCATGCTGAGGTGTCATCTCCTGTCCCGAGTCACGCATGGACTGTGTCCCGGCCAACACGGTAGAGGTCTTGTACCACTCAGGCTCCATTGCTTGATGGGCCAAACTAGGTGTTGCTACATTCGGTTCTGTTGTATTAGACATTACCATTTCCTTCGCGAAACTGATTTACGAGTCCAACGTACACGATATCTCCACATATCGCCACAGTGGTCTTCGACTTTAGTATTAACATCATCCAGATTAGTGTCACTACGTGGGAGACATGGCACAGTTCTTCGACTCTGCTCACATCTTGCACATACAAAAATCCCTGGGGCTTCCCGGAAACCTTCGGCACCGCCGACAGATCCGGTCAAATATTCTCTGATTCGTTCCCAACCTTGAGTACGTGATCCGGCAGACTTATCCACGGAATCCCAATACACGCCTTTCTTTCGCATTTCACTGGCAGGTGACGTGGCACCATCATGGGCAGCGAAGATCTGAGAGTCGGCAGGGCCACGCTTAATATGGCCCTTCAATTTCATATCATACTCACGCTCCAAGATCCCTTCTGCGATAGAAGAGGACGGCATGTTGAGACCCTCGTTGTCTTCGCCGGTGTAGCCATACCACTCATCAAAGAGAACAAGGTCACCCTTAACAGGCCCATAGATGTGGCCGTTCCACTCCACACCTTCACCGTTGGATTCCGCCCACCATCCTAAAGAGAATGGCTTAGCCTGTCCGTGGTCATATGCTCGGTTCAGTCGCCACTTAGACTTCTTAAGTAGATAATACGGGAGGTCCTCAATCACATGGATGTTCTGATTCCAAACATCATCAAACATACCACCACATGTGATGTCCCAGTCTCCATCAATCCAGGCAGCCAGTTCGGCAGCATTACGAGCGGAGGCCTTCAGCCTTTGGATATAGCCAGGGTCCGCCAGCAGGAGGATCTTGTTCTCATACAGCGAACTACGAACGGTAACACGAGGCGGCTCGATGTCACCAGCACGGTTTCTACTGTCCCGGATAACAGGCCCAACGATGCGGGCTGGTGCGATGGGTAGACGGAAACGTTTCTTCACCCAGTTATGCCCAGGGCCATACGGATTAGTCGTCGAACGCATGCGTGCCTTTTGAGCAACGGCAGGATGACTCGAACGACAGCACGAGAACATACGAGTGTAACAGCCAGAGTCCGGCCACGTCGTCAACTCTTCCCAACCAATCCAAGGGAAGGCGTGACCGTGATACGCCAGATAGTCATTCTCTCGTGACATGTGACGGAACAACAGCGTCTCGCCAGACTTCCAGGTCCAGGACATTTTCTGCACATTAAACGTGGCGGGGTTGGGGCCGTCCAGCGGCCAGATCTCTTGGAACCACTTACGTGACTTGTTGACAACGTCGTCCAACTCAGGGTATGTCCGACGAAACAGGACGCCACGCCATTCGCCTCCGTATCCCTTTCCAACCTCTTGGGCAAAGTCCATGAGTAGGGTGTCTGTATTGTGAGTGACAATGAAATCTTGTACCACAAACAAGTGGCTAGGATGAGCCACTTTGAAACATGTGGCATCTCCCGTGCCTGCGGGAACAATGCTTTTAATTGCTCGGCGTTGGTACTTACGCGTTGGTAGGATACGAGATAGCTTACGTTCCAACCTAAACGGACGCAACACATTCCTATGGGTTATTGTTATTCGCCAGATTGGTTTTGACCATTCTGACACCACACCAGGTAGTTTCTTGGTCTTATTCTTTAGGGGCCTAGGGGTAGAATAATGCTTCTGAGCAAAACCGCCCAGAGAACGGACTAGGTACACGTATCCTTCTGCCAGTTTCTCAGAAATAGAGCATGCACTTATGCGGCCTTCTTTATCACAAGACCCGTCAGCATCCATTAGCCCCTGAAGTACTGCCAACCGAGTGGCCGGGTCTGCCAAAAGTAATTCTTCTGGGACACATTTATCTGTCCCCGAGACACGGCCAAGAACATTGCGATACTCCTGGCTGTCCCCTATTGCATGCATCTGGTACAGTCCAGGTTTATATTGTTTTCCCCGCCACCCTTTAGCCCTGAGGTAGTCCACTATCTCTGTATCCGCCGCGTAGATAGTAACGCTCCCTGAGGTGGTAAGTGTCCCATCCCCAAGTAATAGACCGAGTATGTATGGATCTGGGCCTGTCCACTGCTTGCCGGGAGCTGGAGCAGTTATCGCAGGAATGGACCAAGACTCCTTACTGTGTACTAATTGTTTGGTAGTTCGCACCTGCCAGCCCCGAGTGCTTCCTGTTTTTGCGTTATACACTTCCCAGCGATGTTCGGCGTCTGCCACAACAGATGCTCCATCGCAGAAGGTTACCTGGTACAGAGGACGATCCTTATGCGGAAATATACCTTGGATCTGGGTGTATGTACCATCAATTGCGACTAATCTATCATGATATGTCACGGTGCCTACTGGCTTCCATCCATTGTCTGTTAAAATAAAGGCCTTATCGTCCAGGGCTTTTCCACCCCCGCGATTCCCTGCCAACAGAGCCTCGTAGACGGGACATTGGAGGAAAGCCTCTTGGCTGCCTGGCTGGGGAAACCATGTCACAGGCGTCCCATCCAGATAGGCCTTAAGCTGTCCGTCGATCATCAACCATTCTACGTTGCTTGCCACTTAATTATCCTTATTCTGTGATAATGCCCAGTTCGCCGGCGAATTCATCAACCACTACAAACTCATGTCGATAATTCTTACAAGTGTCACCACTCTGGGCGTCATGCCCATGGAGACGGCATTTGCCTTCGGCTCGATATCCGCAGGTGCCGCACTTCATGCTGGGACACTGCGAAATAAATCGCTGAACACACAGGGCCGCATGCTTGGGATCTAGGGAGTCCCCAAACCTTTCATTGCATTGAACGGCTGCTTGGGCTGCACCAACAAGAGCCTTGTCGGCCTCACCAGGGAGGCATGTGAACATGAAGCTACCGGTCGGCTTCACCCGGCTGTGTACAAGTACTGTCAACTCCTTTTTGGTTAGTTCGCATGTCACCATATTTTTTCTCCCATTCGTCAGGGTCCAAAGATTGCTGTACAACCAAGACACCGGCACGGACTGTAGCGTCTACTTGTATCTGATCCCGGTACTTACCAGGATTGTTTGCACGAGCCATGAACTCCAACAGCCTGTCAGACTTCACGGTCTCGTGTCCTACTACTTTTCCTTTAAACCACACCTGCTTCTGCTCACCAGTAATGGCACGCCGATGTAGTTCCATATCAATCAACTCTTGGTACATCTCCATAGCCTCTTGCTCTCTTTCAGCAAGGGCATGGTCCTTCTTCATCAACGCCTTCACCTGGCTAGGCTCGATACCTGCCATGATGGCCGCGTGACGCTTGACACCCTTCATGCTCAGGTAGCTGAGATAGAGGCCAAGGTTATTATCGTTAATCTCCGGGGACGCCGGAAGTCTTTTCATGAGGCTAGTGCCTACCATTGCCAGTTCCAATACTCTCCGGCACCTGTTGTCACTAGCCCACTACCTGCACTAGGGGTGAAGTCAAATGCCCCAATATCCCATGGACTGGTACGGATTGTCCCTATGATGTCATCGTCGTAAAGCCCAGGGGCTGGGTTGTCTGTACCTCCATCGGCACAGTTGCCAGCCTGGATCAGCGTAAAATCACCGTTGTCTGGGTCCGTTAGCTCTCTCGTCCAGTCCCCTGCCCCACTAATCGGTTGAACATTACCTGTACCTGCTTTAACCTCATCTGAACAGCAGTAGGTGGCTGTTATTGTGCCATTGAAGTCGTCAGTGTTGTTGCCGGATATACAATTCACACAAGTCATGCTCCCAGCAGTACGACTAAAACCTATGTAGCTACCGTATGCTACACAATTATAAAATGACATAGTCGTACCACCAGTTTCGTAGGCCCTAAAATTGATGTCTGAGGGATTATCCGAACTAATAATACCGTAGACAATACAGTTGTCAAATGTTACTGTTAGATCAGCATCACTTATAAGAAAACCATAACCTACCCCTGTTCCTGAATAAATACCCTTTACAATTATCTTGGAGTATTTGTGAATAGATGTTCCTAGGGTTCCGGCACTTATCCCGCGTCTCGTATTAGTTGAAGTCCCTGTTACCTTAACCTGTAATTTGTTAATTATTAAGTAGTCTTCTCTAGTTGTAAGTGCGTTACTATCTGAATCATCGTTATGCAGCACATACTCGCTGTCAGTAAATACCCCGTCAGCAGGAAAGTCGGCTTGAGTGATCGTAATATCATAAGCATCACTAGTTGTATATCCGGTGACCACCGCTGCTGTAGTATCTGCAACACCCGTGGTCGCATTCAAACTGATAAT